ATACTTCGTTCCCCACGCATGTTCGCTAGGTGGTGTCCCGTTCAAGTTAGGCTTTGGGTGGAGTTCATCGTTCATACCTTGCAGTAACCGGCGGAAGGTAAAATTACTGCACAAAAAGTCTTCAGCTTTCCCATTAACCACACCCAATTTCCATCTAGTCTCCAGTTTATGTTGCGCATCTCCAATCCAAGATTCTAAACTCAATTTTCCCGCTTTACCCTTGCTTTTCCGGATTCCGTCTTCAAAACAATCATGCTCGCCGCTGCGCACCATACCGCAAGAAAAACAAAAGAAACCCGCCATTTTATCGGCTTTGGAGTTGTGAGCCGCAATTGCCGATTCCAATTGCGGGTTGGTGTAGTCAATTTGACTACTAGTATGTGTGATTGAGGCTCTCTCTTGGTCGTCGGCCATATTCGTCGTCGGGTTGCGTAGAGATCTGTAAATAAGCATGCCCGTCGCCGACAAAGACCACACCAGTGAAAGAGCTAGGAGTGTCGTCATGTTCTCTGTGAGGAATGTGTTCTTGATTGAGAAGGACGATTGCTTGAGATTTTGTGAGGTGGCGGAAACGATTGAGAAAAGACCTTTGCACTTGTTTCCGCTTAACCTCTCGGTAGTATTTGGTGACTGCTTGGACGAGGCAGTCAGAAGTGGATTCGTAAATGGCCGGGAAATTGGTGTTGAGATGGAAGTTCACGAAAAACGAGCGGCTTTTCAATTGTAGGGCCAAGTGTACGATTTGGAAGGCTTGTTCATGAGATATTGCTGGATAGTGTTGTGGGATCATGATTACAAGCCATTCCATGGTGATCGGGGTGAGGGGTTGGTGGCGAGCAAGATAAGCTTGATGTAGCTCGCTGATGGGGACTCCTCGGTCGGCACGAGAGGCAATGCGAAGGACAGAGCGCACGGGATCTGCGACGTAGCCCACAGGTGTGATGAACCTTCCAGCGTGGTAATTCGTCCTCGATCTTTCCATCGTAAAGTCTATCCCTAGGGTCTGAAAGAGCCACCCCCAGGGAGAGGCCAAGAGTTCTTGGTCGACAATAGTGAAGTCGTCACCTTTGTGGTTTCCCTTCGCTTCGCGTAAATCCCATCGTGTTGCCAAAGAGGCGCAAGCCATGAAACAATTGATGATGAGGGTAAAATTGTCTCCGGATGCGAGGTTTTGAGCGATTTCGGCTGAGTAAAGGGAAGGCGCCTTGGAAACCACTCGGTATAAAAGCCTTCGCGCGACGTAAAGAGCCATGGTTTCGGCGTCCGCTCCAAGAATGATACAAAGACGAGCGAAAGCCAGGAGATGGACTGCGTTGTGTGTACTGTCTTGCCTCGTGAGATCGATTTGTATGCTCCCTTTTTCCGTAAAGTTAGAGAGCACTCCTGATTCCCGCATGCGCCGGTCCGTTTCTTCATCTGAGTACCCCACGTCAATAATGAAATCCTCTCGTGTGGCCGCAGGCAAAGCTCGGTACACCTTCATCGCAGCAGTGGAAATTCGCAATGAAACCGAATTGTCCTGTGATATGACCTGTTGGCCATAATTCCACTGAGTGGGATAACCGGGTTTTGGCTTGATCTTCACCTGAGTTTTAAGGAAGGCGTCATTGTTCACCGTGCGCGCGGAATCGCCAAGGGGATGATCTAGAGAGGCGAGAAATTCAGAAGAGCGTTTTGCCAACCAAGCAACGGAAGATGTGTCATCAGTGTCATAGATGGTGATCTCTTCTTTCAGAAAGGTTTCTGAAAAACACTCCAAGAGATGCTCGGCATTCCTCTCATCCTCTTCGGTGATGTAGCTCTTTTTCCGTTGGTGGAGTTGGCGCAAAACGATGTTACGCAGATCTTCGGTTCTATCCGTGGAGCGTTGACTTTCCACGGTGTTCGCCATTTCCGGGTCATTGGACGCGAGCACATTGTCTTTGCCGTAACCGATCTCACCGAAAGCATAAAGTCCGAAAGCGGGGCCGAGGTCAAGATCGAGTTGAGGTTTCACTTCTCGAGCAGCCGTGAGTTGTTTGAGGGGGTCAAGGAACTCCGATGTTGTGGCTTCGGGGAAAGTGGCCTCTGCTTCTTGGTAATGGTCGTCCGGATTTTCGGTGGTGGAGATTAAGATGTCACCGTAGGAGAAAGTGGTCTCCAGAGCGGCGCCAGCGGAAGAATTCGTGTCGGGTCCAGGAGTGGTGGTGAGAAGCATATCTAGGTGATGAGGGTAGATATGCCTTTCGCGGCTTTGAGCGAGTCCTTCAACGGTGATGGTGGGTGTCCAACGTCCGGGCAGCAACTTCATCATTTGATCATGCGGGAGATACAGCTTGCAGCTTTGTGAATGTCTGGACAAAGCGACAATCATGATGC